GCTTCAGCAAGTAGGCTATCGATTTCATCTGCACCAAAGCCAGTTAGATCAAGGTCATAGCCCTGATCCAGCAACTCCTCAATCTCGACAGCGAGCATTTCCTCGTCCCAACCCGCATTTAGTGCCAATTTGTTGTCAGCTATGACATAAGCACGTTTCTGCGCATCGGTAAGATTGGGCAGCATAATCGTTGGCACTTCATCAAAGCCAAGCCTTTGCGCAGCCATAAGCCTGCCATGCCCTGCAATGATTGTATGCTTTTCATCAATTAATATCGGGTTAGTCCAGCCAAACTCTTTGATGCTTGCAGCTACTTGAGAAACCTGCTCATCGCTGTGCGTGCGGCTGTTCCTCGCATAAGGCGTGATTGCCTTTGCGTCCATATACTTGACTTCAATTCCAGACATAAAAAAAGCGCCCCCAGCGGCGCAACTATTCATCGTTCCATAGAACATATCACAAGCGTCCCCACCGCACAACCCTATGCGCATATATGCTTGCATTATATTACTCTAGGTAATAATATGAGCAAATATGCTTATGAAGGGAGCTTGATATGTGGTTTTACATCAGAGAACTTTTTGCAACATTAGCCTTTTTTGCCACCTGGTATGTGGTCTGCGTCTTTTTCTTCGCAATGATGACTGCACCATAATGGCGATCATTGAGGTTCTTGAATGGCCTGAAATAGGCTTCCAGCCAAAAGCTGAGTGCGAGCATTGCCTTGAGCGTGGCGGTGATATCGCTGGTTGCTGGGAGTGTGAATATAAAGGCCATAGAGCATTAACTGAAGATGAGGAGTTAGAATACGATGAAAGAAGGTGAATTACTTGCAGATCTAATCAAATGCTTTGAACAACGTGAAAAAGTGATCGCGGAGTTTGATGGCAAAGATCGCGTGAATTGGCTTAAAGCGATTGATAGAAGCATCATCATGCGCCACGCATTTGCTTGGTACGATGGAGAAGAAGAGGTTGAAACAGAGCGATGGCAGACTTTTTACCGTAAAGCAAAAGCCTTGATTAAAGAGTGCCACGAGAATGGTTGGCATAAACAGCCGGATATTTTATCGGAAAAATGGGTTGACGGCGTTTTGGAAATCGATGAATGCCATCAAGAAGATCAGCCACTTAAAGATGGTTTTGAACAATTAGATTGGGAAGATCTTACAAGGCACTGGCTAAATGGCGGCAGTCGCTTTGGCATCTCTAAAAACATTTACGGTCAGATAAATAAAATCGTGAAGAAAAACAACAAAAGAGCAAAGCAAGAATATGATGAAATCATGAGTCGTGCTGAAAAGCGCTACTCAGAGGGTTGATTTATCCCGCTCAAATCAATGTGCCGTCTAAATGATCTGAGGTTCTTGAAGGCCTCTTCCAGATGATCAAGACTCATGCGCAATATCTCAGTCGCAGCCTTTGGGTTGCGATTGTGCTTCCTTGCCCACTCAGGTGCGCTGTAATCATGCACCACAACATCCTCGACACAACTGAAGCTCTCTGACCCCATAAGCCATTTGAGCTTGAAATAATCCATCAATGCCATTGCGCTATAATCGCTCACCTCGCCGCCTGCGCCTTTCGGCATCCCATCCATAGCTCCAGTCACCCTCTGCGCCCTACCAGCCGCACGATAAAGCGCCAGGAGCCGTTCCGCAGTCATGTGCTGCACTACGCTGATGTGCTGGTGCTTGCGATAATAATCAATCCAGCGCTGATCAGTGACCCTTGTGCGTTTCTTCCCCGCCTTGCGAGTCTCAACCTGCTCAACAGTGTGATGGCGTAAAAACTCTGCGGTTGGCAGTATTACGTCCTTTTCACTCATTCAGCCACCCTGCTTCTTTCGCCACGCTGATAACGTCTGGCCTGTTTTGCCGATACCAATTTGGCATCCTGTCAAAGCGTGATTTGAATTGCTCCTCTGTTTTGGGCATCCAGCGTTGCGATATGCCGAAGTTCTCGTGCGGTTGAGGAGCTTCTACCGCAAGGTCATCATCCCATCTGCCTTGATTAAGCCATGTAGCTGGTAAAGGGATAAAGCGTGACTCTGTGCCTTTTACCTTAACATCCGCAGTAAATGCCTTCATTGCTGTGAGTAACGTGTCCGCATCTGTGTCCTTCAAAGCAGTCTTATACGCTCTCATTGCACCCTTCTTGCCTTGCTTGCGAGGTACAGCATCCCAGAACATCTCAAATGCACTTTTGAACGATATATATTGTTCACTATCGTTCTCTATAGTTTGGACGACACTAGGTGTCAGGGTAACCCCGACATCTGGTGTCAGGGTAACCCTGTCATGGGTGTCAGGGTGACAATTTGTCAGGGTAGGTAAAAAATACCGATTTGTTTGCGGCGGATTGCGTAAAATCTGCACCAATCCAAGCTCTGCCAGCATGACAATTTTTCGGTTAATCGTCCGCTCTGTACAATCCGCCATCTCTGCTAGACGCTCGACAGAAGGCCAAGCATAGCCCCTGTCCTCATTGTATTTGTCTGCTATTCCAAGTAACACTAACTTGGCTGTCGGATCATCTAGCTTCTGATCAAATGCCCACGTTATTGCTTTGATGCTCATATAGTTCTCCCATTTCATTCAACTCTATTTTTGGAACGAAGAACGCCGTTCCGTGACCGCCATGATTTTGTCGCCACTTCTCTCGCTTTGCATCCTGAGACATTATCCAGCCCCATATTTTAAAGTTTGGTGATAAACCTGTGACCAATATAAAAACGCGATCATCAGGATCACTATCTCTCACAATTAGATCATAACTATGGTCAGACCGTGTTCGCACCTCCCAGCCTGTACTGTCAAGGTCACCACCGGTTTTGAAAGAATTGATGCTGCCGCCCCAATATTTGCCAGTAGCTTTAGCAACCGCCACCTCACCACAAGCACCTTCAATGTGCGCCTGCCATTCACGCCCTGCGATGCGGCTCTCATATCCCCGCTTAACCGCCGCAATATTGCGCAGCCTGCCAGCGTCTGATGCCATAGCCATCTCATAATCAGTCAGCGTCACATCAATCACTTCAACACCCCATGAGTCGGCACCCCACTCAAATCGTCCTTATATGAATCAAGCTCTATGCAGTGTGCGCAGATGCGATGTCCCGCGTGAAAGCTGAAGAAAGGCTTTTGACACCGCAGGCACTTGCGCTCACCGCTCCTATGATCAGCCACCCATTTCTCTGGGTTTGCGACACCTTTGCGTGCTGATGGCCTCTCTTTACCCATGCTTCCCTGCCAATAAATCAAAAAAGTCGCCCATATCAAGGACGACCAGTTCAGGTTTATTGTCGGCCTTAATAACGAGTGCATCATTGTCACCCAGCCAGTCATATATTTGTTTAAAGCCTGTAGCGCGGCATTTAACTTCTAGCGTCCAGCTATCGCCTTTGCCCTTCACAACCACATCGCCTTTAATTGATGCGCCGCCGCTGAGCGGCACCCGATAAGCGTCAAGCTCGTGATCCAGAGCCTTTTTGCGGACGTTGTTTTCCGACCGCCAGCCCTTATCCCTCTGACTCTTGCCCATATTCCCGCACCCAATCATCAATAGAAACTTTGCCGCGAGTCAGGCTGTGTATCTGCATCATCCGCTTGCCGGACGGCACTGACCTGCCATAAATCCATTTATGGACTGTGGCCTGGCATACCTGACATTGTTTCGCAAAATCGGACTGACTCAGCCCTTTAGACACCAAATATTGATTTAATTTCATATCCCAACACAATATGCTGACATTTCACTTTAGCGCATAATTACGCATATAGGCTCATATGTCAAACCATATAGTGGGCTATTATGTAATAGTGATAAAAATACTAGCATTTCTGCGCGTTTAAGCGTTAGTATATATGCGTAATAGTAAATATAAAGGAGATTTGATATGAACTTTCACATTGCTGGGCATAACGATTGGGCAAAAGCCCCGCCACTCTTTGGGCAACGAGAATATTCTTTAATGCTCCCTCGCAAATTTGCGTCAAAGGGCGTAACTTCACCACCCGCACAGATCGGTTATAGTTATGGAGTATCCAAACAACCTGCGTAGACTTCGTGATGCGCAGAAACTATCGCAAGGCCAAGTCTCAGAGTCACTTG